TTTATCAACAAGTTCAACGTCAATGATATTGTAATCAATAAAAGATTGTATGTCATTTTGATACCATTCTTTGAAAGTATCATATGGGTTTTTATCTTTCTGTTCGCCTAACTCAACAAAGGCAATATGGTCAAGTGTATATCGTTCTTGGTTCTTAATTGTAAATTTGGCATACAATTGTAGATAGTCAAGTTGAGCAATACCTAGTAATCTAAAAAATGTAACTTGTCTACCATTGTGATATGCTGTGTCTTCATCAACTAAATCCCAAGGTGAATATCTTTTGATAACATGTTCACCTAATACCTTCTTTGTTCTATTGATAAGATATGGCATGTCAAAGTATTTACTATTCCAACCTGTAACAACATCAGGTGTATATTCACGCCAAAACTTTAGAAACTTGATAAGTAAATCTTTTTCATCTTTACATTTTACATAACTTACATTGTCTTTAGAGACTTTGTAATCTGCCATACCCCATACAAGAAATTGTTTTTTGATTTGGTCTTTGATTGTAATACAAATCATTTTCTCGTCAGCGTCATCTACATGTGGAAAACCATACTCACTTTCAACTTCAATGTCAATTGTGTATATTCTTAATTTCTCTTTGTCATATTCAATTTCGCCAGGCCAATAGTCTGCCATGTATTGATATTGCCATCTATCTGTGCCATATAAAAAGTTAGGGTGGTCTTCATATCTCTTAATCAGTATTCTTGCTTCTTTAACTGTCTTACAAGTTCTGGCAATAAGAGGTGTACCATCTAAGGATTTGTGTGTAGTTTTACCTTTGTACGGATGATATAGTTTTGGTGCATAACGAAGTCTGTCAGTAAATCTTTTACCGCCAGTGAAACCTCGTACCAATAATTCATCACCGTATGGTGAAACGTTTGTATAAAATTCTTGCATTTAAAGTAACATTATAACACAAAATGTGCTAAAAGTCAAGCCTAATTTTCAAAATATTTTTCTATTATATCAAGTTGGTCTTGGTATTTGGCAATGTGGTCAATTTCTTTTTCAATTGTTTCCACAATATCAGAATGCTCGCCAATGCCAATGGCATTTCGTAGATAGATATCCACATTTGCTTTATGTTTATCTATATTGCCTTGAGCGCTAGACTTAAGCGCTTGAAGTAGTATCAGTTTGTTCTGTGGGTCTGGTGTCATTTTCAGGTTTCTTTCCAATATTATATTTAGGTTCCAGTATCCAATCGTTCTTCTCTTTAAAAGGTAAAACTTTTATTTGTGATAATGGTGCCTTGGTTTCAACAGGACTAATCAACTCAATTAATCCCCAATCTGCTAATAACTGTGATATTGTATTTCTACGTTCAACATCATTAGCGGATATATTACTTTGCTTGCCGTCTAGGGCAAACAATTCTTTGAAATGGACAATAAAATACCTACCTTGTTTATGTAGTATGTGGCATGATTGGTATATCTTTCGTTCTTTTCTACTTGCTACACCAATTCTTGTAAGTGTTTCTCTTATCTTCAGAAAGTCATCAGGTTCTTTTAGACGAACCTCGAGCATATGCTCTGGCTTCCATTCTATATTTTCACTCATTTTTTCCCACCCCTATATAATTTATTCTTTATATATTCAATCTGTTTTTTCGTAAGCAGTTCAAGTGCCTGTTTAGCCTTTTCATTGCTATATCCGTAATAAACTTTAACCAAGTCTAGGTTGCTAAGTTTTGACGCTTTTAGCCACTTACTAAACCTTTTTTTAGGTCTAATAGTATTTAGTAAAAACGAGAATTGCATGTGCTTGGAAGCGCCATGTAATCTATTCATTTCATTAGCATACATTACGGTATCTGAAAAATAAGATAGGCCTTTATTGATTATATAAGGTGGGTATTTCTTCTCCCAATCTTTATCGTCAGTATCTAGTAACTTTTCTTTTGACCAATTAATGGCCGTAAGGTACTTTGTTAAACTATAATCACTCATTTAAACTTACACTCACCCATAATCTCTGTTAGGCAAGCGACCATGTTTAATTCAGGATCCGCCACAAAAGCATTCTTGTATTGATAGTCAGCCAAAAGAATGACCATTGCAGGAATAGTGTTAGGTTCTAATACACGGTATAAGTTATCATAGAGTTCTTTATAGAGACCAGCAGGGTCTTTATCTATATTATCAACAACCCACTTTCTCATATCAGGAAAGTTTCGTTTCTTTAACGCCGTATTGAGACCTTGTATATTCATATCTGAAATAGATACAAGTATGCCAGTATCAATCTTACCACTTACACTATAACGCTGTAGTTCATTGATAGTTCGTCTAAAGTCTGGATAGAATTTAATAATTAATTCTGCCAATACCTTAGGGTCAAACTCAATGTTTTCTTGGTCAAGTATTTTAGAAAGGCGTGTATGAAATTGTCCTGCTAGTTTTTCTTTGTCTTTGTTTTGTATTGTAAAATTAATTACAGTACATCTACTGTGAATTGCAGGTATAATTTTGTTCTTGTAATTACATGTAAAGATAAATCTACAGTTACCACTAAACGTTTCTATAAAGTTTCTTAATGCAGGTTGAACACTTTCAGCATTCATGTAATCTGCTTCATCAACAATTACTACTTTAGGTTTACCTGTTTCATTAAGTGATACTGTACTGGCAAAGTTACGAATTTGATTTCTTACAATGTCAATTGAACGGCCTTCATCAGAACCATTAATCATCAGTACATCTAAACCTAATTCAGTACATAATGCTTTCGCTACAGTAGTTTTACCTGTGCCAGCAGTACCACTTAACAATAAGTTAGGTATCTCACCCTTAGATAGTAGTTGTTTAAATGTATTCTTAATCTCAACAGGAAGAATACATTCGTCAATCTTGGCAGGCCTATATTGCTCTACCCATAAAAAGTTTTCCATAATAAAATCCTCATCAAATTAGCCAGTATATTTACTTGTATTCTCTAACGCAACCCAATACTGAATTGATTTAGATTTGTGTTTGAAATTACTAATTAATTTAGATGAGATTGCCACATCATAATCACCAGGTAACATTTTCAAATGTTCTGTTTTAAAGTGAAATACAAATGTCTTATCACTTGAACCTACTTTAAGATTAAAGTTATTGGCAGTATCATTCTTTTTATCCATGGCAGACAATGTAATATCACCACCTTCACTTGATACAGCGATATCAGGTAGTTGTAACATTGCAGCCGCTTTCTTAACTTTTGTTAAGTCAGTTTCCGTCAAGGTAAAGTTTACCTCTGCTTCTGGCATTTTAACATCTTTTTGTGGTGTTGTTAAAATAGAGGCATCAGCAAAGTAATACTTTGACTTTGTTTTTGTACCTTCTTCACTAATTGACAATGACTTATCATCAAAAGCAAATGTAGGTTTGTTAAATAAAGACATTACACCTAAAAACTCAGATAGGTCATAGATAGCAATATCTTGTGGAAAGTCTTCTTCTACTTGCGCTGTGGCAAGTATATTCTTCATAGTAGAGATTGTTTTCAGTTCTTTACCTGGCGTAATCATCAAGTTAGGATTGATGTCAGAAAAGTTCTTTAATATCTCTTTGGTCGCTTCACTTAGTTTCATTATATCTCCTTATTATATTTTTCACTTGCAACACTTCTTAGCGGTGCATTTTTGCCAATATCATATTGTAATAAGTCTTGTTGTAAGTCTTCAAACAAATTACCTTGCTGATAGTGGTCTTGGGACAATTGAATTACAGCATAATGTATAACTTTCATAAGGTCATTCTTATTCTTGCCATCTTTTTTGCCATAACGTTGAGCATATTTTAAAATATTGCCCATACAAAAACCTTCACCGTGTCCTTGGTCGATAATGATTTCAGTAGCCTGTTTTTTTGTAGATGAATAATGAGAACTATATGTTTGGTCAATATATCTCTTTACATCATCTAATATAATATTTTCTTTAAATTTATACATAATGGTATCCTATCATAATTAAGTTGTTTTGTCAAGCCTCAAATTAAATGAGATTGAAATTCTTTCCTCTTTTTCGTTTAGATTTGGTAATACATAATGACTTAGCCAATTAGGAAATAAAAACAAATCATTCTCTTGTGGAATATATCCCATTACATTGGGTACATGGTCCCATTCAGTATTGTGTAATGGCGAAGGATGTTCAAAACATAAGTTGCCACAATTTTCAGGTGTTTGTACATAATACACACCACTCACATATGCACCACTATGTACATGTGGTCTGTTGTAATCTTTGTAACCATTAAAATTTACCCACATGTTATCAAGTTTAACGTGGTCTCTATTTACATATTGGGAATATTCATTACCATATTCATCTATGGCTTCAAATAAATCGTAAAGTTCAGGATGGTCGCCATATAAGTCTTCACTTTGCCAACCACCTATGTTGGAAACTTCTCTACCTTTGCCATGTATTCTTATGCCACGGCAATGATGTTTAATGACCTCTAGGTTAAGGTCTAAATGTTTGTGTAGTATATGTGTCTCAAAAAGTATGCTCATAATATAGTAATGGGTGGGCATAACGCCCACCCTATCATTTGTTCATTATTTAATTTCAATAGTTCTAGGTTTCTTTTCCTCTGGTACTATTTTTTCCAAGTCAATTAAAAGCATACCATCTTCCATCTTAGCACCTTTTACCACAACATCATCTGCTACAGTAAATCGTCTAGTAAAATGTCTCTTTGATATGCCTCTATGAATAGTATCTTTTTCATCTTTATCACTATGTACGGACTTAACAGTTAATTGATTGTCAGCGTACTGGACATCAATATCACTTCTACTGAAACCGGCAAGTGCCATTTCAACTTGATAATTGAGGTCGTCAATTCTGTTAATGTTGTATGGGGGATAAGTTTGATTTTGTGACCTTGTATATTCTAACTGATTGTCAAAGTGGTCAAAGATACTATCAAAACCTACAGTAAATGGTCGTAGGTCATTCCATATTGATAGAGTTTTATTCATAGTTTTTCTCCTTTTAAGCGAGTTTAAAGTGTACCCATTATGGCGTACACTAGTATTTATATAGTTATGGTTTAATTTTTTACAAGCCCAAACCATAAAAAGGCTGAATATGTTGTCTTTACGAGAGGCAACATTCAAGTGGTCTTACGAATTGCCACATGACTATTTATGCGGAAGCACCTTCTAACATAGCAAAACCTGCAGCCACTAACGCTTTTGAAGGTGTACCAATTCTGTAACTAGTACCTTTTGCTGTTTTATTGATGTACACGCAATGTCCATCTTCTCTTAATTTGTTAACCACGCTTCTTGGTGATTTCAAATTAAATTTTTTCTGTGCTTCCGTCCAGGTTACACTAGCACCTCTTAACAATGCGTTAAGAAATTTTGTGCTGTTTGCTATTCTTTGTCGTCCCATAATATACTCCTTTAGTTTATGGTTATTATTTTGTCGTGTCATCAACAAAAATTCTTTTAAAATCCTTCACGTTCTCTTTGCTTGTTTAATTTAGCAACACGTTTTAGATTTTCTTTGTGTCTTCTTTGTCTCTTTAATGTAGGCTTTTCGTAATACTGCCTTTGTTTTATTTCTTTTAGGAGACCTTCTTTTAGGACCTTTTTCTTTAAGGTTCTAATAGCTTTTTCTACGTTGTTATTTTTTACTATTACTGTTATTGTCATATTTTTATTAGTTAGTTGGAGCGGATCCTTCGTACTGCCCGAAGTTCTTGTTAATGGAATTAACACACATTACTTTTATGCTTAACCCGCTCAAAGTAGATTTAGCGGTGGCGGGATTATGAGTTCCGCCACCTACGAGGTCTACATTATGAATGAATTTCATATTAGATATTACTATCCTCTACTGTCTCATCATCATTGACATTTCCTGATAAGTCTTCCATATTAACGCCTGCGTCAACTTTGGAATACAAATCAAGGAAACTGTTTTTAGTATCATCATCAAATCTATTTACACACACTTGAACAGATTTTAATTTGTTCTTAAAGATAGCATAAGCATTAATGATATGTACTAATCTACGAGTAGCGATAATCTCATCAACGCCACCATCATAGAAAGTCTTACGAATTACATCAGCCCATTTAACTAGGTTTTCTGTAAACTTGTCATCTTTTAAGTTATAGGCATCCATAACGTTATCAAGTATTTTTTGTTCTACCTTGATAGGAGGATACTGTTGCTCAAAAGTAACAGGAAATCTTTCAAGGAATGCTTCATTGAGTATGTTAGTACCAATAAATCTTCCGTCATCACTACCTTTACCTTTTGTATTGGCAGTAGCGATTACATTAAAACCAGGTTGTGGTTCTACAAATTTACCAATCTTTTTAAGGAACACACCGTTACCTTCTAAGATAGGTTGTAAACACATAATCTTATTACTTGCTAAGTCAATCTCATCAAGTAAAAGAACAGCGCCACGTTTCATAGCGTCAACAACAGGACCGTCATGCCATACTGTAGCACCGTCAACTAATCTGAAACCACCAAGTAAATCATCTTCGTCCGTTTCAACTGTTATATTAACTCTAATCAATTCACGTTTTAACTCAGCACAACTTTGAATTATGTTAAGTGTCTTACCATTACCAGATAAACCAGTAATGAAAGTAGGATAAAAGATACCAGACTTAACGATATTCTTAATATCTTTGTAGTTACCAAAAGATACAAAAGTTGCCTCTTTAGAAGGCACTAGATTGTCCGCCACACTTTCAGTAGTTTTAAGTGTAACCTTTTCTTGTGGTTCTACAGGTGACAATTTCTGTTTAACATTCTTAGATGGATTAACCATACCATTAACAGGTAATTTATATACACCACGACCCACTTTGTAGTCTCCTGAATTAACTAACCAACTGTTACCAGTTAGATTAAATTTAGTCTCAATTTCTTGGACTTGCTTTCTTGTTACTGTATCAGTACCAAGTTCTCTGTAAGCAGTCTCTACAAATTGTTTTTGTTTATCATTTAATTTCATAATGTTTTCCTCTTTATTTTTAATTATCTCTATATCCTATCATAGTTTTGCTGTAAAGTCAAGTAAATAATACAATTTAAAACCTTTATTTTTCAATAGGTTATCAATTAATTTACTTGACAACTTGTCGCAGCCACTCATTATGCTACTCTTTCTACGAATTTATTCAATAAAACTCTGCTTGTTTTCTTTGTTTTCAGCGTTTTAAGAAATTGTTGTTTCATTTTTGCTGGTGTCATAGAAGGTTCAATATTCGCTTCTTCATCAACAATTTTTAAGTTCTTTTTAGGTAAGATAAACAATTCATCATAACCATTGCCAGTAATAGTACCAACTTTGTCTTTTCTCATTCTTTGTCTTACTGCTTCAACACCTTCGTTGCCTGCTTCAACTGGTAGAAAATTATTGATGTCGTAATAGGATACATTATTACGAGCAGATATATAAAATCCAATAACTTTACTACCAGTTTTTCTTTTAAACAAATCTAACATAGGTTTATGTGTTGAGTTAAAACCATAACCATCATACGTTGTATTTGTTTTTGTTTCATTGTCTCTAATCACAATGTTGTGTTTGTAAGTATCTTCGTTAGATATGTTACCGTCATTCAATACAATATTTTGTAATGTGTGACCACAACCATCAGTTAAAAAGATTGTATTCATTTTTTGTATTCTATTCTTTGTAATAAATTCTTTTACAATAGTTGTAGCCGCAATGATACAAGGGTCTAACGGTGTACCACCAAGTCTCATACATTGTGGTGATTGTACCACGTTGTAATCTTCCTCAGATTGTGGTTCATAAGCACTTCTATAACTTCTACCACGTTGATGACTACCATAGCACTCACCTATACCAAAAAGGTTTTGCATACCTTCATTGTATTCTCTTGGTTTCATTCTACTTGATAGAAAATTAATAAGTGTAACATTCTCAACAAACAAGTCACCAGGTTTGTGATTGAATGGTGCAACGTCAATTGACTTTCTATCACTTCTCCAGAAATCATTTAATTCAGCACCAGGTTTAAAATATTTACCATTGATATCTGAAAAGGCATATACTTCAAAAGGTATTTGTACTGCCTTACAAAACATAACTAGGTTTAATGTTTGATTGATAGTATCCTCTAAGTTATCACTCATACTACCAGACCAATCAATAAACATAATCATACCATGATTTTTAGCACCTGGTTCTACTTGTAACTTCTTAAAGATATCATCATTATATTTGTAAGAATGTAATTTGTTCATATTTAAAGAACCAGATACTGCTTGTTGTGTTTTGTTATAGTTATCTGCCGCTTTCTTCATTTCAAATTCTTTTGCCATATAATGTACAGTTTTCATTTGTTTTCTTTTAAACTCAGCAAATCTTGTATTTCTTTTTGCAATATCTTTAATATTATAAGAGTATGACTTATCTGAATAAGTGGTAGATAGATACTCACTCATTTTGTTTGATACTTCTTTGTAATCAATAATCACACTAGATTTAATACTTGGTAAAGTAACATATAAATTATCTTTTGTTTCTTCATTAGTATTAGATAGAGCAGATTTGTTTTCTTCAAAGGCAACATCTGTTTGTGCCACGTTAGTAGGTTTTGTTACACCAGCATTTATATCTGGGTTGTGACTACCTTTTTCACCTGTTGACGGTTTTGATTTTGTTTCTGCTTCTTCGTTGGTCGCAGGTTTATCATCTGGAGATGAGGTAGTATCGCCTTCATCATTATCTTGTTGGTTTTCTTCTTCGCCATTACTTTCACTCTCCTCTGTTTGTTCTTCTTCTTGTTCGCCTTCGCCATTCTCATTTTGCATTTGTACTTGCTGTAATGGGTCTTGTTCAGGATCGTAGTTTTCTTCTTTTGAGTATTCAAAGATTTCTGTTGCTAATTTAATAACATCATCAAATGTAACAAGTTTTTGTGACTTGTTAAGAAATTCTTGTTCTTGTTCGTTAAATTCAATTGTTTGTTCTAAGTTACCAGATTTAGTAAAGATATTAAGTCTATCAATAAATCTCATAGAGTTAGCGTCTTCTTGGATATTACCAAAAAAGTCTCTTTCAACTAATTCTTTGTAACCATTGAAATAAGATTTTCTAAGACCAGGATATTTCTTCTTCATATTCATATCAATTCTAATGTCTTCTACAACATTAAAGTATGAATGAGGAATATTCTTCATAGCTTCTTTTAAAACTGTTTCATCTTGTGGTGTATATAAAGCGTGACCAACTTCGTGTCCGCATAAAAGGTCATATAAATCGTTACTCATATCTTCCCATATTGGAAGGCATAAAGTTCTAGTTTTAGGAATAAAATATGCTGTCTTAACTTTTCTATGTTCTATGTTAAGATTTTCTGTAGCAAGTAATCTTGCTAGATTTGATTTTTGTTCTTTACTAATTTGTTTCATAATACCTCGTTTAATTATTTCTATATCCTATACCATTTTGGTTCAAATGTCAACAAAATAATATAAATTAAAATCGTTGTTTTTCAATGACTTATCATTTTTGTACTGTTGTATTTTTGCAACAACTGTGGTGTTCGCTAAATGTTCTCATCTTCCAACCATTTTTAGATACTTATTCTTTGTTTCTTCCCATGTTAGATGTATCAAGTCATCATAGTAAAGCGTCTCCATGTTCGTCCTAGACTGGTTAATCAATGATTTAATACGCTTACTAGCATACTTGTTTTTCCATACATTTACAAGTCCCTCAATACTACTATCAAATGATTTTTTTAATTTGTCTTCCGTAATTTCTTCTCTTAAAAATTCGCAAGTGTTATCATATAAGGTACTGAAATAGATACCACGACTATGAGCAGACTTTGTAATCTCTCTTGGTATGCCTAATTTACTGTAGGCAAATGTGTGACTTCTATTTCTGTGGTCTCTCTTATAAGGTTGACCTGTAGGTTTTGTAGCACTATACCATTCAAAGAATTTTCTTGTATGATTTTCTTTTAACCAATCTCGTATCATGGCAATTGTAGGTTTTGTTGCTTCATAAGATACACTACCTGAACTATGGCCTCTTTTCTTCCAGTATTTAAGATTTTGATACTGACTAAAACTACCATATAGACTTGTTGTTGTTACACCTACCATTGTGTCACCATATTCTCTTTTCCATATTTCTTGTACTTTATCAGATAAACATAATAACGCCAATAATTTACCACCTGTATAATTAAACCCTAGTGGTTGTAGTGGCACAATCGTACTGCCTATTGCCGTATGATTAATCATCTTCTTTGTTTTACGTTCTCTATCCCAACCTATGTAATTGTCTCTTGGTGTTAAATCTAAGAAGTCACTGGAGATACAAATAACACCTAAGTATTTCTTTGTTGGTTTATCTCTTACAATAAAGTTAAGGTTACGACCTATGTTGTTATTGTTTTTCATTGTACTTGCAAATGTTCTTATTGCATTCCACAATTGTGACCCATTGGGTATGTCTTTTGTATAGATTAACTCTGGTTCTAACTTTTCAAAGTCCATAGGGTCTTGTGGTGACCATATGTTATTCTTTACATGTACTAATAACTTATCTTTTGACAAATCAACCAATTGACTTTCTTCACCAAATAAAGTATTTACTTTCTGTGCAGGATATTTGTTTTTTACTTCACACCATTTTTGATATAGGGTGTATTCTTCTACTGACATATTGGCAGCATAAGTTAATTCTTTCGTTAGTCTATCTACCAGTTCATTCTCATCAACGTGACGATATGTCGCACTTGGGTTTTCTTTTTGAAAAACCTTCCATTGCTCTTCTAGTAGCGGGTCTATTTTCTTTTCCATAATATAATTCTATATCCTATCATAATTCTAACAATTTGTCAAGCCTTGTCTTAAATAGTTGATAATACTCATCTTTTGATTTCAGAACATTCTTTTTATATTCTTCTTCTATGTCCATCAGTTTTTGACCCCATAAATCACCTTTGGCTCCATTTAATTCTTCGTACTTTTCATAGAGTTCTTCTACACTTGACACTCGTTGCCATGGGTCAGCAACTATACTATTGTTTATATCATAGTTATGCCATACAAATGGTATAAGACCACAGGCCAATGCCTCGTGGTATCTACTTGTTGTGGCTGTCTCACTCATCCAGTTAAAACACAATGTACCTTTACCACTCGTAAGATATGGTAATATATGTACCATACGGTTTATCTTCATATTTCTTTCTATATTACTAAACTTACCAATCCAGTATGAGGACAACTTCTTTTCTTTGTATATTCGTTTAAATACTTTGTGCCTAGGATCACCACTATCAACATTTTCTGTTGTCTTACGTTTATCTGTACCCCAATAGACAAAATCTATGTCTCGTGTTTCATCTAGTTTTGCCGGATAGTTTTCTGTAATAAAGTGATACTTCATGCCATGTAGGCCACCAGGTATATCCATTTCATCTAATGTACTAAACTTACCAATGGGTTGGTCTTTAAATGTTTTGTTACGATACAGTTCTTCATTGTCTGCTCTATCACTACGCCATATCATTACATGTTTGTTTGCCAGGTGTTCACCTATTTGTTTGACCATTTCATCACTTCTTGCTTTGTGCCTTGGGTCAACAAAGTTTTTAATGTGTTGTGTAAATTCATTCTCACTTGGTATAATAATAACGTCACTATCTGGTATATCATCTAACTTTTTTCTGTTTGCATGACCCCATCCAAAGTTATAAACACCATAAGTGTGTTGTGTATTTTCTTCCATGTATCGTCTGTATAGGTCATAGAAACTATCCATGATATCGTGTAGTGGTTCTTTATAATTTGTACCACTTCGTAATCTGGCAATTGTTATTTTCATAATAAAAAATTTATCCTTTCTTCAATAAAGTTATCATACTGTTTATCATCTTGTATTCTGGAAACAGGAAACTTACCCTCTGGTGATATATCACTCATAAACAATAACATAGTTAATCTTTCCTCATTCTCTGGTATGCCATTTAAACAATGATGTTCTTTTGTATCATAGGTAATCATTCTATTATATACGTTAGATATTCTCATTGTTTCTGTATATTTGTCATTGTGTTCTTTTAGTTCTTTCTTGTAATCATTTATATCTACATTGTCACCTCGATAATACAAATGTTTATAGTAATGTCTCTCGTATTTGTGGTGGTCTTCTATTGAATGAAGTGAGGTGCCTGTGTTTATATCATTTACACCAGGATTCAAATAACATAGTCCTGCTAATTCAAAGTCTTGGTCAATATGAATCCAACCTTTGTTGAGTTCTTTATCACCTGTATCGTTGATTTTGTGAAAGTAAAGACTAGCATTCTCCCATGTAACGTTTGAATAAGCAAAGTCTGTATAGATAGACATAATCTTTAACATAATACTCATAAACAATTCATAGTCTATTGTATGCAACTGTTCACTTCGTTGACCAGGCCATCTACCTTTATCATCAGGTGCATAATTCAAACTCAATGCCAGTTTTCTTATCAAGTCTGGATTGCGGAAGAAATTATCTACAACTACTGGAAAATATTTCACTCAACAATCCTTGTAAAGTTTTTGTACTTTTCAAACCTCATTATGTTTTTAAACTTATCTGCCATCAGGTCTGTCTTATGTGATATGATAAACACATTCTCACCTTCTAGTGTATTTAATATCTTTAAAAAATCATCTGTGCCTTGACCATCTAAACTACTGTCAAATATTTCATCTAACATGAGTAGATTGGTAGATATACTGTTCTTCATTTTGGCAATGGCACGCCATGTAAACAATAGTGCCAAATTTATTCTCATCTTTTCACCTTCACTAAAACTACTATAACTAAAGTCATCACGGAATCTACTTCTTATAATCTCTCTAAACTCATCATCTAATTTAAAGTTTACAAAGAAGTCCATAGACGCCAGATATTTGTTTATCAACTGGTTCATTATAGGCAAATATTGTTTTATCACTTTTGTTTTGATACCTGTATCTGCCAACATTACTCTTGCCGCCTGTAAATAATCTAGTTCTTCTTTTTTTCTTAACTGTTCACTCTCATGGTGTGCCATCATTTCTTGTAAGGATTCTAGTTTACCTTTTGCATTACCTGTTTCTTCACTTTGTTGCATAAGAGTATGTACTTGACTTTCTAATTTACGATTAATGTTGGAGAGTTCGTTACTAGATTGTTCAAACTTCGCAATATCTATTTCTGTTACTTTCATATTCTCATAGACACCTGCAATGGCCTGTAGTCTTCGTTGTTTGCTAGATATTTCTTTGGCGACATCTTCTAATGCCTGATTAAACTTTAACATCTGGTTGTTTTCGTTAGATATCTTTTCTGATTTAAACTGTGGGTCTATCGTCTGTTGACATGTAGGACAATTATCATGTGCTTCATAAAACTTTTTATGTTTTGTACATTCATTGACTTTTGTTTCAAACTGTGTCTCAAAGGCATTGAGTTTCTTTACCTGTTCTCGTACCTTGTTCTCATCTAGTATCTTTTCTTTTTCTTTGTTTAATACTTTTTCTAACTCTGCTTTATGGTCATTGTATTTGTTTAATGCGTCTTTGTTTTCTTGTATCTTCTTATTGTAATCATCTATCGTAGATTGTGTTTGCTTACCTGTTTGTTCAATATATCTTTCCTGTGTCTCTACTTTGTTTTTGGTAATATCAATCTCTCTATCAATATCTCGTAACTGGTCTTGTATTTCTTTTATTTGTATCTTTACTAACATATTCATTACAGAAAATATCTTTATGTCAAGTATATCTTCCACAACTTCTCGTCTATGTGGTGATTTTAATTCCATAAAAGGTACAAAGGCACTACTACCTAATATAACGACCTGTGTAAAACTACGGTAGTTAAACTTCAATATTTGTTGTTCTAAGTATTTTTGTTGGTCAGCAATAGAGGCATCCTGATTGACCAATTCACCATTGAGGTGTATTTCAAACACGTTAGGTTTAATGCCACGTTTAATTCTGTACTTATTATTAGAGATACTAAATTCTATTTCTATTTCTGTGCCACCTAGATTAACACTATTGACCATTTGTTCTTTCTTAATATCTCTAAAAGGTTTATTAAAAAGACCAAAACACAAGGCGTCAAGTATTGTTGATTTACCTGCACCATTGTGACCTACAATAAGTGTATCTTGGTGTTCGTTTAGTTTTACTTCTATACCAGTATTGCCAGTGGAAAGAAAGTTCTTCCACCTTATCGTTTCAAATATTATCATTAATTGCTTATTCTTTGTGCTCCATAAAAGTAATCATTATATGGACTATGTTTTTCTTGGAAACTACCATTCCCACTTACAGATATTCTTACACCATCACTCTTAAATTGTGGCACAGAATGCCTTAATTGTGCCGGGAATATAAAGAAGTCACCTACTTTATTGGCAAAGTTTTGATTGATGACAGCATAGTTTTCAATTGTCATACCAACATTCTCACCATAAGAGAAGGTAATTGTACCTGGTGCAGGACCTCGTGTATCGTGGTTATCTCTTTCTTCTTCTAGTCCTGGTGGATTCTGTAAATAGATAACCCAACTAAAATCACCTGCATGTATATGCTCTGGTTGATAATCACCTGGATGTTGATAATTAATCCATACGTTATCTATAATATATCCTCTTTTTTCTAATTCTGGATCAGCATGCCAACTTGCTCGCTGTTTTATATAATGTTCAAAGTTTAATCTCATGTGTTTACAAAACCATCTTTGGTCTTCTTCACTAAACTTCCACTCACCTTTTAAATCACCTGCTAAGTTCTTTTTCATATCAACCATATTCTGTGATTTATTCCCTATGGCTAATAAGTCTTTCACAAAGTTAGGGTCAACTCTACCATGATGTAAATAAGGACCAAAATAGTATGTATTGTTATAATACAAGTGGTCTGGATAATCATTACTCATAATCAAATGCCTCCGTGTATAAACTTTTCATCAAGTTTTTTAATCTACCTTTATCTAAGGTAGTATCTGTTTGTTCTATATAGGTGTCCAGTAAAGTAGGTGTATCTTCACTTTGTTCCACTATATCGTCTGCCACACTCGTAGCGTCTAAGTCTGAATAGTCTTCTATTATCTTTAAGTCATAAGGTTTGGCCTTTTGATAGATGTTATCAACAAACTTATCAAACATAAAGTAATCTGTTTTCTTTTCTACAATGAGTTTAATATATTTATGATTGCATGTATCATAATCAAAATTTGCATAGTTCGTTGTTTCATCATTGTAATATATTTTAGAATGTATTGTCAAAGGGTTTCTTATGGCTTCTATTTCTCTTGTTTCTGTGTCCAGTACATGAAAGTGTTTAGGACAATTGTAATCTGACCAAGTCATTTCATATTGACTACCCAAATAGTATATATGGCCGTTGTCACTCTTTTTGTGAAAGTGACCAGATAATACTTTTTCATATCTACTGAATAATGATTGTTCTAAACCTGTATCACTTATATGACCATTGTGCATTTCAAAACCTTTGATTTCTAAATGACCTAGTACCATGTCAGCACTTTCTTGTTCTAACATCATCTTCGTTTTATCATAGTTTTCAGGTGTTACCCAAGGTATCATTAACATGTTCATATCATCTATTGTCACCTTTGTTGGTTGACTATACACATGGTATTGACTTAACAATTCTTGTGGTGCATTGACATTGTTTGTGTTCTTATAATAGGTGTCATGGTTACCTACAATGATATGTACATTATAGTCGTTTAATCTTTTGACTATTCTTTCATTAAAATCTTGTAGTGTTTTAAAATTCACATACTTACGTCTATCTAACACGTCACCTAAATGTATGATTGTATCTATATTGTTTTGTTCTATATAAGGAAAAAACTGTTCTTCCCAAAACTTGTAGATATACTCATGGTAATTAGGATTATCATTTCTACAACCTAAATGGGTGTCGTTAATCAAGGCAATTTTACCCATGTATATTCTCCTTTAAAAATTTATATAATGTAAGTTCTTTTTTGGCATTATTTTTCCATCTATTCTTATTTGTATCAAATGTTGCCACATATTTTTCATCTATTATATCTGTGTCTAGTTCATATTGTTTTGTTAATATATCTGTCATAGAGATAGGATCATAATTCATACCTGTGGCAATATAATGCATACCACCATCTATTGTAAAATAATGGTCAATGTGTTTTACTTTCATTACTTTTTGCACTAGTTCTAACTCCGCAATACTTCTTTCTCTTACATCACGCCAATATTGTGTATCGTCTCTATGTGATAAAGAATAATGCATCGCCACAAAGGCAACAAAGTTATCAAATATATCATTACATTCTAAATTGTGTGTATCTTTATCAAACTGTGATACTTTGCCTCGTTCTAAATTCTTTACAAGTTTTAATAAAAATACATGTGTTTGAAGGAGACCTGTACTTTCTAAAGGTTCAATAAAACCTGCAGCCAGTCCTATAGAGCATACATTCTTTTTCCACATATGTTTATGTCTACCTACTCTCATACCTGTTTTTTTATAATTTACATTCTTTGGTTTTCCCAAATAGTTATGAAAGTCTTCTAACGCTTGGTCATCATCAATATACTTACTTGAATAAACATAACCAGTACCAATCTTTTGCCATTGAGGTATATTCCATACCCAACCGTTTTCTATAGCGGTACAATTTGTATATGGTTCTAATTGTTTTTCTTTATCTGTATATTCTAATTTTGTTGACCATGCACTATCATTTGGTAAAATATGGTTCATGTGAATAAACTTACTATTTACTTCTTTCATTAACAAAGATTTAAAGCCTGTGCAATCTAAGTATAGGTCGGCAGTATGTTTATCGTTCAATGATATAATACCATGTTCATTTGTTTCTACGGTGTTTATATGTTCTTTTATATGTTTTACACCTCTTGGTAAACAATAATTCTCTTTTAGATATTTTGCAAAGAGTAAAGCGTCAAAATGATAAGCAGCGTCTTTGTGATAATCAAAACCATCAAAAGATTTTGCCATTTTGTTTGTATTCGCTAAGGCAATTTGTGGTGCCATACATTCAGCATAGTCAGATGTTTTACAATTCTGTAAATGTTTCTTTAAATACCATTTGTTTCGTGTATCATTAGAAATATAAGGTTCATAAGGTAAACCAAATGGGTAATGAAATTCTTCACCTTTTTTATAAAAGTCTGTAAACTTAATACTTAATTTATAGGAAGCACCTACATGAGGCATCCAGTCCTTATCTTCTAGTTCTAAGAAAGATAACCAATCATTAATACTACCAATGGTACTTTCACCTACACCTACGGTGGGTGTATTAGGACTTTCTATTACGGTGATGTCTTTGTGAGGAAAGGCTTTGATAAGTGTTGCCGCTGACATCCAGCCTGCACTACCACCTCCTACAATTATAATCTTTTCTGTCATTGCATAAAGTATTCTAATTTCTTAGGTTCTTTCTTTCTTACCTTTTTCTCTTTTGGTTTTTCTGGTTCTGTTTCAATCATGTTCTTCTTTAAAAAGTCTGCATATTGATTTTGATAATCACCATCATCACCGGCCTGTAAAACTAATTCATCTAGGCCTGATTTAAGAATAAGTTTCTGTTTGATTGTTGTTTGTTTCTTTTCTTTTTGTATTCTACGAATAAAAGCGTAGTATATAATTTGTGTAAAGTAAGCAAAAGGATTGTTACTTTTTTCTGGATCAAAGTTTGATACATACTGTAGGCAATTCTCTATACCATCAGATATCATATCTTCTTTGTATGTGTAGTTAATGAAGTTTGGTCTGTAAGATAGGTGATTGGCAATCTTTAAAAAACATTCACCTATGTAATCACTTATAGGTGGTTGCCTTCTTCCTCTTTTCTCTGCAGCTAAACACTTCTTTTTGTATTCTTTCATTGCAACTAAAAAGTCCTTATTGGAAACATAATGTTCCTTTTTCTTAGGTGTTTTTAGTTTTACTGTTTCATTCATAATAAATTTCCTTTATTAAATTATATGTATTATAACACATTTTTGATAAAAAGTAAAGCTTTAATAAATTAATTAAAAAAAGGCTTGACTTTATTGGTGGGTTAGTATATAATAGGCGGTGTCCCTCCTTCAGATACAGGTATAGCTTAGTGTACTGTCTTCTTACCTTTTAGATGTTCAATCACATCAAAGTAGTCCTCATCACCAAGTTTATCAAGTAATCTGTTAAACTCGTCCTCACTAGGCATGGGTTTTAGTTTCTCCTGTGCAGGAATCTTTATATTCCCTAAACGTATATTATTATAGTAATCATTGATTTCTTTATTTGGCATGGCGATAGTCATTATATTATTTTTATGTATAGAGAAGATTTTATCACTGGATTGCCACACCCAAGGTTTCATTGACATTCTTTCTTCCATATAGTATTGTGTAGGATCCATATCTAAATTATGTAATTCTATTTTATAAGGGTCAGATAAGCGTATAAAATCACTACCTTCCTGTACATACATGATACAGATAACCTGTTCACCTGTTGATAATTTTAACATTCTAGGTGTAGGTATTGTAACTGTCTTTGTTTTTATTTCTTTTTTATCTGTCATATAAGGTCCACATTAAAGATTTCATAGTCAAACTCTTGCTCACTATAGATATTTATCCTTTCTAGGAAATGGTTCATAGTAAAGTTCTTATAACTCTTATAGGTAAAATCATCAGATATATCATACAGCGTAGCAACGTCTTTATTACCACCAAGACGAAGACCCCTACCAATAGACTGGAGATTGCGAATTTTAGATTTAGAAGGACTAGCAAAAACAATGTTATGTAAATTGCGGATGTTAATACCGGTACTGAACGTACCGTAGCTTGCAACGATAATAGCATTGTTCTCATTTTCTGTTATACTCCTGACTGTCTCTCTATCTTTTGTATCTGTACCACCATAAACAAAAAAGAGTTTTCGTGTGTGTGGGTCAATAGTATCACCAATCATTTGATGTAATATCTTACCATGTTTCTCTACATACTGAAATAATACCAAAGTATTACCAGTTTGTTTTTTTACTAAGTTACGAATAAACTTGTTTCTCTTTTCATGTGAAACTATAAAATCCATTTCTTCCTGGTACTTTAGACCTTTGACTTGAATACAATCCTCTTTAGGATACTTCAACACAATACATTGTATCTTTAGGTCAGCAAGTTGTTTCCTGTCTATCAGCTCTCGTGTTGTCGTAACATGATGTACGGTGCCAAATAGACCTTCAAGTACAAGCTTGTGTGTCTTTGAATCATCTAAAGTACCAGTGGTACCTATTCTATATTTAGCGTTTATTAAAGCACCTAATATTTTCTGTAACTCTTTAGACTTAAATAAATGTGCTTCATCACCTATGACACAACCAAATTGGTCAAAGTATTTCTTATCAAAGGTGGCCAGTGATTGCCATGTAGAGACAACAACAGGTTTGCTTTCATCAATCTCATAACCATAATACTTTCGTTGTACATACTTCTCAGCGTCCCAACCATAATCAATAAAGTCTTTGTACATTTGTTCTACCAAAGATGTGGTAGGTACAATTAATAAACACCTGTGACCTAAAACTTTCATCATTCTTATAATACAATAGATGATTAATGACTTACCTGAGGCAGTAGGTGATAGAAGTATTGTCTTTTTATTGTTCAATGCATGGGTCACCGCATTTAACTGATAATCTCTTATCTCTATGTCTTTTAACGATAATTTGTCTATAAACTTGGAAACATCATTGGTAGGAACGCCACCACCAATGGTTAAGGACTCGTCTAGTATGATTGTATGGCTGTTTTCCTTGCAAAAATGCTGTATATAAGGTAACAGTCCAGCATAAATTTTTCCTGTCGCCTTTGAAAAAAGACGTACTTTGCCGTCCCATCTTTTGGCACGGACTGATGGCATAAAACTGGCACCTGGTACAGGAAACGTAAAGAAGTCAGATAGAGACTGTAAGAGTCCTAAATCTTCACTTGTACATTTAATGTACGCTTCGTTAAATTTCGTTACGGCTAATTCGCTCATTGAGTTCTTCGTAAGAGATATTTTCCCAGTTCTTTCTGTCTGCTAATTCTTCTATAGGGTCACCAACATGGACAAACTTGTGGTCTTTGTCGTAGTGATTCAGTAATCTCTTTGTGTGCATTATCCAGTTATCTGGTACTATTGCTTGTGCATTTGTACCCACATAACCTTTTGTACCTTTGTACACATTGTTTACTGTTTTCTCTTTAGAGTAATAATCATAACCTAGTAGATATATAAGTTTATCTTTATCTGCCGCCATCTGTGCAATCAATATACCTGCATTTGTTTTCTCAGCTGCATATTTACCTAGACCCATTACTTTATCTTTTTTCTTTGTCCATGTAATGAGATAACCTTCTTGGTCTTCGCTGAGATATAACTTAAAGTCATCTTCGTTCCAGTCTTTTCGTTCATCTCTCATCTTTTTCATTACGTCTCTATTGTTTGCCCAACAAACAAAGAATTTTTTCTTCTCACCACGCCATGCCCACTCATCAGTATATTCATGTGGGTCAATGTCTTGGCCAATAAACTTAGCCGCGGTTTCAGGATGAAATAGTTTTTCATACATGGTATGTGGATTTTTTTCCCATGTTTTTAAATATACAGGATGGTCAAAGGCATAACCACTACGATATATTTCGTGGCATATGTTATAGTCCATTGCCAGTAATATATCAGGTGTAAAATCTCTATACAGTCCGTTACAACCATATATCTTACCATATGGTCGTAGTGTTTCTAAATCAAAGTTCTTTCTGCTTTCGCCGTTACCTATACAAAATATCATTACATACTTCCTTCCGTAAATCTCTTCCAGTCAATGGCGTTCTTTATTTGAAAACCTCTGTTGTTGACTTGTTTCAATGTGTTCTCTAAATAATGGCATACAGTTTTTAAATAAGAAACTTTTTGTTGTTGTTTAATAATTTCTTCGTCTGCTTCTATAAAAGTGCCTACGTCTTGTCGTAATACTTTCAGTTCAAAGTTTGTCTCTTTATATTCCTCTGGGTCTGCTTTACCTGTATAGAATACCCACTTTCTTTTATATAAAGAAGAATATTCGCTCTGTGCTTTTGTCAGCATGAGACTATAGGTAGAGTAATGTTTGAGGTACTTGGCGTGTATGATTGGTGTATTTAAACTTTCTATATCAAGTTCAGTATCGTCAATCTTCAAATCTTTTTCAGCAGCCTGCTGTAATTCATCTAATGTCATAATTTAATCCTAATAATATATATACGTCTTAAAAAGGCGTGGTATAACTGTGATACTTATAACCAAAGGTTACTGTCGCTTGTAAGTATTCTGTATCAGTTGCACCTTGATTGTAGTCTAAAGCACTTAATGATTTAGGGTAACAATCTACAAAACTTACCTCTACTTTAGGTATGTTTCTATTTGACAAATGTATAAGTTTAGCGTCTGAATATATTGCACCATCAGGTGTGCTACCCTTTGTTGCATGTAATTGAGATAAAGGAAATCTATCTTTTCCCTCTGTTAATATATCTCTAAACTTATTATCACTATCTACTTGACCTAGACCTACCATCCAGTCATGTACTTTTCTATAATTAATGAGTTCATCATCTACAATAAATGTAATTGTTAAATCATCAAAGGTTATATCATTACCTGCAACCTTTAATTGTTGTAGTCTTGTAGGTTGGGTCATTTCTGTTAATGTAATACCAGGCACGTTTGCCGCCGTGGTATTGTACTCTACAGTAGGTAATTTGATTATCTGAAACTTAAATTTCGTAGGGTCAGCGTAATCTAAAGTAGTAGGTTGTTTCTCTGATAAACTTAAATCTGTCATACTACTATTTATAAGGCGCCGTGAAGGCGCCTTTTGTTAATTATTGTGGTAGTTGTCCGTCTATACCTTTTACGTACCAGTTCATGCCTAGTAACATACCGTCAGGTGCAACTTCACCTTCTGGCACCATTAGTTCGCCTGCCTGATTGTAAATAGGTCCTTCAAAGGAATGCATTTTACCATCTCTTAAAGAGTTCTCTATGGCAATCGCCTCATACTTTGTGTCTGGATGCATGTTGTTATATTGTGCCATTTGTACCATGCCACTATCTAAACCTTTCCATGTATCAGTAGATTCCCATGTACCATCTGCTAGCGCTTTCGCTCTGGCAACATAGTAAGGTCCCCACTCATCAATGATTGCGGTTAGATGTGCCTCTGGACAAAACTTATATTGGTCACTTGCCTGACCAAATGCCTTAACACCATTCTCCTGTGCCACTCTACATGGTGCATATGTATCAGTATGTTGTACTATAATATCTGCACCTTGATTGATTAACGTAGCCGCACTATCTGCCTCTTTTGCCGGGTCGTACCAAGTATATGCCCAAATAATTTTTAATTTAATATCTGGATTTACTTTAGAAGCTGCAAGATAAAATGCATTGATACCTCTGACAACTTCAGGTATTGGGAAACTGGCAATATAACCTATCACACCAGTTTTACTTTCTTTAGCGGCAATATGTCCCTCAATAGTTCTACCTTCATAGAACCTTGATGAATATGTTGAAACATTGTCTAGTCTTTTGTAACCAGTTGCATGTTCAAACTTTATATCTGGGTATTGTTCTGCCACTTCTAAAGTTTGGTCCATGTAATTGAAAGATGTTGTAAATATCAAATCATGTCCAGAAGCTGCTAATTTTTGTATTGCTCTAGTAGCATCAGCGTTTTCTGGTACGTTTTCAATGTATGTGGTTTCAAAACCTAACTCAATTTCAATGTCTTGTCTACCTTGGTCGTGCATATAAGTCCAGCCGTGGTCGCCTGGAGGACCAATGTAGATGAAACCAATTTTAGGGTCTTTTGCTTGTGTAGTTGTAGATAATAAAATCATGCCTGATACTACAATCAGGAATGAAGTCAGTTTTTTAAACATATATTCTCCATATCTCTAGCCTCACCTGCTAGTTGTTTAAGTTGATGACTATACTATGTATAAGGACAGGAGACCAAAAAAAAGGGCGCCAAAAGCGCCCTTTGATTTCATTGGAGGAAATGAATCCTACATTAAGTTTGTAACTTTTACCATTCTGTAGTAAATGTTTGATTGGTCAGTTCCAGTGTCAGTAGTCTGAGCACTTGATTCCGCAAATGGGTTTCTAATTAGACCGTATCTAGTTTTGAAACCAATTTTTGGTTGGAACGTGTTCTCACCAACCGCTCTCACCATTTGTAGTGGAACGTATGGGCAATAGAACATACCAGCATCGTAAGGTGAAGTTCCTTTATAACCTACTGTGTAGTATTGAGCAGCAGTATTGTTTGACGCATATGGGTCAATGTATACTTTAAATCTGCCGTTTAATGTACCAGCAAAAGTATTACCAGTATCATCTACGTTTAGTGAGTTATTTAGAGCAGGAGTGTAATCTAATACACCAGCCATTTGTAAAGCACTTGCTACGTCTGATGAACAGATAACAATGTTACCTTTTCCTCTTCTTGTTTCTTGTGCAATTACGTTAGCGTCTCTTTCAAGTTGGAACATTAAACCTTTAAACTTCTCAACAGACCATCTACCATTAGAATCAGTATCTAAGTCAAATGTACCTGAAGTAGTTGTGTTAATGTTTGCACCTTTTTTTGCTTTTTCGTAAATTGTTCTTACAACTTCACGGTTAATCTCAGCAAGGATTTCAGCAGACAAGATGTTTGCAAGCTCAGTCTCAGCGTCTAGGCCGTGAATTGCTTTTAAGTCTTGTGCTAATTCCATTGTGTATTCTGCTTTTAACTGTCTAGTTTTAGCAGTTACAGTTGATTTCTCAATACTGAACGCCATTTCTGCAAAAGATGATGAAGCTTCTGCCGTAGCAGTTGCAATACCAGTACCAGCAGTAACGGAAGTTGTAGTATCGTTCATCAACCCTGGATTTAGAGAACTAGAATGAGTACCTGTTCCAGAGAAATCTGAATCAGCTTCATTGAATAGTGCTTCTGTACCTGAGTTTGAAGTAAATCTGGACTTCATTGCAAAGATTAGACCTGTTGGTCC